CGTAATTGCTCCCCCGAGGGGGGCGTTATGTTGCCGGTGGCGCCTGGTCGTCCAGGTGCGCCACCATCAAACCGGGGTCTTCCCCTTGGAGAAACCTCGGTTGAAGGACTCGTATGCCTCGTTGGCATTCGAGAACTTGTTGTAGAAGTCGGCGTCTTGAAGACGCGACCCTGCATGACGTGCTATCACATTGACAAGGTGTAGCACGACCTTGGTTAGGGGATCTCCCATGAGAACCCCCACCAAGAGCAGTACAGACCTAACGTTACGACCATAATCAGGTCGGGCTGTACCGAGAGTATTCAGCACGCCATCGGCGTAGAAGAATACTTCACGCGGTTGAAAGCATGTTCCACATACTATTCCGCGTAAGAGACGAGGGATGCCACACTTGATCATCCACGCCTCTCCCAGATCCTTCGCCACAGTGTGGCTAAGTTGATCTGTAGCCTCTTTAAAGTCCGTTGAGGACGTGTAGAGAGCTTTGAAGGTGTCCGTGATCTCCACATAACCTTCATATGGGTTTTCCTCCCGTGACTCACGGGCGAAAACCATATCCTTCAGCTCGTCCGACATCAGACGACAGAAGAGATTCCACCCGTGGTTGGCCTTGCCCATCCCGGATGTGCTGCTTCTGATTCCCTTCTCCAAGGGACCAGAGACAAGCTTATTCACGAGATCGAGGACGATCTTGAGACAAGCACGGGCCTTGGTAACACTTCTTGCCTTACCAGGCTCCTTCACCATCGTTAGAAAGGCCTGCCTCAGCAGGTCCGGTGGTGTGCGGAGAGTGTGGTCTAGCGCTAGCCAGAATACCACCTCTCCGGTCGAATCGAACTTATCACGGTCACGATAGGTTTCGATTCGTCCGGTGTCCAGATCCCGAATTGGGACCTGCTCACCGACTGGTAGAGACGCGAGAATCTCCCTCGCTGCCTCTATCGTACCCCCCTCGTTCCTGGTCTTCTCCCAGGACGCGGAGGTGCTCACCGTGACTCTGGCCTTTGTCCCGAGCCCGGTGAATGCGCTATCGTCAAGTCCAGATAGGACCTCTTCGAGCGCTGCCAGCCTGATTGCACGCGCGGATGGGTGCTCAGCTGGTTTCTCCTGACTAATGGTGGTTAAGAATTTCACCTTAGACTGGAGCAAGACGAGGGGCGGTGGAGTTCCACAACCCCTCGTCTGGGAGAGCATCCCGACGACGTAAGCTCGTCGGGGCCCTTCCTCGGTAGCTGCGCGACGCCAAACGTTCGCGAACTGCCGGCACCAGTGACTGGGGGTGTCCCCCATGTTATCTAGTGCGTGTTCAAGGTTTCCTCGGTGTGAGGCCTCCTTGAACCACTTCCTACTAGCCTTGAGTTGGCTATAGGAAGTTTGGATGTCGATTGCTTTCTCCGAAAGCACGCCATCTAGGAACTCATCCCCCAGAAGGAAGGATATGTTCCCTAGCGTGAACAGGTCAAACCTGTCCCATGTCCACGCTTCCTCGGGATAACAGAGGTACCTCTGTAAAAATATCCCGTCGACGGTCTTTAGCATTTCAATGAAGCGTAAAGCCCGTGCCCTTGTCGAAGTCTTTGTACTTTCGAAGAGGGCTTCAACTTGTACCCGTGACATGCATGGGTCCGTTGATCCGCGGAGGAACCGATTGATTCGGTACCTCAGCGTCTGAGCCCAAGACCTCATCGGTCCCGGCTCATTACACACTGACTTGAGTTTCTTACCCCAGTGAGTGTGCTCATACACGACGTGAAGTCTCACATCGTGATTGGCGATCGCACAAAATCGTATCTTCGATTTCTGCGACCCGTCCCATGCAGGTCCTAGGACCTTGGATGGGAGAGGGTCTTGGAGCCGGACACCGTCTCCAGACCATACAGTGATCTCAGGAGTCTCCCCCCTGATCTCACCGAGACGATAACCTGCATGGATCTTCCACGGGTCGTCGTATCTGATACGGTACCGGGAGTCTTTCCGGAACCGCACAACCCCGACTGTCTTCTCTTCGAGAAGCTGGCCGGGCTCCTCCACCTCTGATCCAGACGTCTCAGATTCGGAGTCGAGCATAGCGCCATCGTTTTGATGCACTATGTCCGCGAACCTCGCGGTATCCTTAAGGATTTCTGCGAGGCTACCGCTCGGACTGATGAGACCCTCAACAGTCCGGCGCACAGTCAAGTCCCTCTGTTCAGAGGTGGCTCGGCAGAACTCCTGCAGTGTAAATCCACACCGAAGGAGGTGATCCCGGTTCTTTGTCACTGACATTGAACCGGCGGTTCTCAACATTAAGCAGGATGGTACCTGCTTAGTTGACAAGTACCTTGTTCCCTTAACGTAAGGGAGCAAGGCGGGTGGTACAGGGGGTCTCCTGAGAGACGCATTGTACCATAAGGGAAGTTCCGACATCATCGCGAACAACCCCGTATGTGTTGATGGCCCATTGGGGAGGGCCAACCCAC